AACTACTGATTAAATAATATCTTTTCACAATACATTTTTGTTATAAATATTACAAAAGAAAGAGATATTTTAATGGTTAGAGCAGTAATAAATGGAAGTGGTGGCGTTAGAGCTAATATAAACTCTAGTACATCTACAGGACCTCAACAAGTTTCTGTACAGTTGCCAAGTGCTGCTGCAGCTCAATCTTTTAAAAATCTAAATGACGTGAATACCAGTTCGTTAGAGGACGGTGCCTTAATTCAATATGACTCTGCTACAGATAAGTTTATAACAAGAACAGAATTATCTACCACTACAGGAACTTTAAAGTTTAATGGTGGTAACTTTTAGGGAGAATTAAATGGCAACAGTAATACAGATAAAACGATCCTCGGGAACAACGGCACCAGCAGAATTAGGTCAAGGTGAATTAGCCTATACATACGGCACGGGTACTCAAGGCAATAATGGTGATAGAATTTTTATAGGAACCGGTACTGAAACAGAAGGCGTAGCCGCTAATGTTCACGTTATTGGTGGTAAATACTTTGCAGATTTAGCAGATCACGCACTTGGTACACTAACAGCTTCATCAGCTTTACTAGTAGATAGTGATAAAGCAATTGATGAAATCTTTATAGGTAATAGTGCTGCTACAGGTGGTACATTAAAATTAAATGAAGGTACCAACAATGGTGCTCATTTTATAGGATTAAAAGCTCCTAATGCCGTAACAGCAAGTACAACATTCACGTTGCCAGATGGAGATGGAGGTGCTAATGAGTTTTTACAAACAGACGGTTCAGGTAATTTAAGTTTTGCTGCCGTATCTTCTACAATTACATTATCTGCTGATAGTGGAACTAACGATACTTACACAACAGGAAATACATTAACATTTGCTGGTGGTACAGGTATTGACACAACAGTTTCAAATGACCAGATTTCAATTGCAATTGATAGTACAGTTGCTACTGCTTCATCTACAAATACGTTTACAAACAAAACATTTGACGCTAACGGAACAGGTAACTCAATCTCAAACATTGAAGTTGCTGACTTTGCTTCTGGTGTTTTAGATACAGACTTATCAGGTGTAGCCGTTGGCGATACAACTCTTGCTTCTGCGAAAGCGATTAAAACTTATGTAGATGCTCAAAATGCTAACCAGATGACAACGTTTACTATCTCTGATGATAGTTCAACAACGTCAACAATTACACAATCTGATACTTTACAATTATTAGGTGGTGAAGGAGTTAATACTGTTGTTAGTGGTGATATTGTAACAATTTCAGCCGAAGACGCTACAGAAACTAATAAAGGTATTGCTACATTTGATGGAACAGACTTTACAGTTACTTCAGGAGATGTTACAATCAATGCTGAAAGAGTACAAGACATTGCAGGCGCAATGTTCGGTTCAAATACTGAAACATTAATTACAGCAACTTACCAAGACGCTGATGGTACAATTGATTTAGTTGTAGATAATGACTTAGCAAATTACGACAATACTACATCTGCCTTTATAACTACTTCAAGTTCAGACACTTTAACAAACAAAACTTTTGATTTAGGTGGAACAGGAAATAGTCTTACAGGTAGTGTGGCAGAATTTAATACTGCTTTACAAGGTGATAGTTTCACTACATTAACTGGAACAGAAACATTAACTAATAAAACACTTACAGCACCTAAATTTGTTGATGGTGGTTTTATTGCTGACGCAAACGGTAATGAGTTAATTTTATTACAAACAGAATCATCTGCTGTAAATGAATTAGAAATTACTAACTCTGCTACATCAAATGCTGTTAAGATTGCTACTACTGGTGGTGATACTAATATTGACTTAAAAATTAGTCCAAAAGGTACTGGTGTTGTTGATGTTGATTCAAGTAGAATTACAAATGTAACTGATCCGTCAGGTGCTCAAGACGCTGCTACAAAAGCATATGTTGATGGTGTTGCTAACGGTTTAGATGTAAAAGAGTCCGTAAGACTTGCTACAACAGCCGCTCTTGCGACTTCTACATACGATAACGGCGCTGGTACAATAACAGCTGATGCCAATGGTGCTTTAAGTATTGATGGTGCTGCTGTAGTTCAAGGAAATAGAGTTTTAATTAAAGATCAAGCAAGTGCTGTTCAAAATGGTATCTACACAGTAACGGCTACTGGTAGTGCTGGTGCGGCTTTTGTATTAACAAGAGGTCCTGACGCTGACACAGCTGCTGAATTAACAGGTGGAACATTCTTCTTTGTAGAAGAAGGTACAGCAAATGCTGATAACGGTTATGTTGCGACACATAATGGTACACCAACATTAGGATCAACTAATATTACATTTAGTCAGTTCTCAGGTGCTGGACAGATTTCAGCTGGTGACGCTTTAACAAAAACTGGTAACACTTTAAATGTTGCTGTTGATGATTCATCAATTGAAGTATCTGGTGACGCTTTACAAATTAAGGCTTCGGGAGTTGGTACTAATCAAATTGCTGATACAGCCGTTACTGCTGGTAAATTAGCAACTACTTTAGATTTATCATCTAATACAATTACTTTACCTAGTTCGTTTACAACAAACGCAGGTACACAGACATTAACAAATAAAACTATTGACGCTAGTAGTAATACAATTTCAAATATTACTAATGCTATGTTATCTGGCACAGCTGCTATTTCGAATGCTAACTTAGCAAATAGTATCATTAATGTTACAACTGATAGTGGTAACCAAGATATTGATTTAGGAGATACACTAACAGTATCGGGTGGCGAAGGTATTGATACCTCACAATCAGGTGATACTTTAACTATCGCTGCTGAATTGGCAACATCATCCAATAAGGGTGTTGCTTCATTTAGTGCTGATAACTTTTTAGTATCTTCAGGTGCTGTTACAGTTACAAGTATAGACGGCGGAACATTTTAATAATTAATTTAGGAGATTAATTGTGGCGACAGTTATAAAACTTAAAAGGTCTACAACAGCTTCTGGCATACCAACTACAAGTGATTTAGTAGATGGTGAAGTTGCTGTTAATATAACTGATAAAATAGTTTATATGAGAAGTGGTGATAGTATTGTTACTGTCGCTAATTTCAATTCAGGTTCTAGTGTTGATTTATCAGCGATAGACGAAAACATATTACCTGATGTTACAGAAACTTATGATTTAGGTTCTACATCTAAAAGATTTCGTTCACTTTATCTAGCTGGAGATACAATTGATATTGGTGGTTCAACTATATCATCTGATGGTACAGGTCAAATTAGTATATCTGCCAACGGCGCTACACTACCACTAAACTCAAATGTTGAAATATCAAGTGGTAACACTAAGACACTTGCTTTAGCTGGAGCAGATGGTTCACCAGTTCAGGCCGTTCCATTTTTCTCTAAAGCTGGTGGACTAAATAGTCAAAATACAAAATTAGATTTTAAAGCCGATCCTGATAAAATTGTGGCAGCATTTACATTATCAAATGGTTCACAACTAGGAGCATCAGCAGGAGATACTTTATTTTTCTTTTAAGGAATAACATATGACAGTAAAAACACCAATACGAACAGTCTTTAACGAAAGTAACGTTGCCACAGGTTTGGCAGAATACCAAACAGGTGAGTTTATTGGTGTTGAACACGGCGGTACAGGTGCTGTAACTTTAACATCAAATGCCATTCTTTTAGGTAATGGTACAAACGCTGTACAAAATTCAGCGATAGGTATTTCAGGTACAACTCTTTCATCTACAGATTCATCTCTAATTACAATTGACGAAGGTTTAACTGTAACTGGTAGTGCGACAATCACTGGTAATTTAACAGTAAATGGTACTACAACAACTGTCAACTCATCAACAATTGAAGTTACTAATTCATTTACATTTGAAGGTTCAACTCCAGATGACTATGAAACAGTATTAGGAGTTATTGATCCTACAGCTGATAGAACAATTAATTTACCAAATGCTTCAGGTACAATAGTTTTAAAAGATACAACAGATACATTAACCAATAAAACTATTAATACAGCTTCAAACACAATCAGTATTGTTGAAGCAGATATTTCAGATTTACAATCATATATTTTAGCAGGATCAACAGATACTTTAACAAACAAGACAATTGACGCTGATAATAACACTCTTTCAAACATAGGAGATGATGAACTATCAAGCGGAATTAGTGCTGCTAAAATTGGTAATGGTGATGTGGATAACACAGAATTAAGTTATTTAAATGGTGTTACAAGTGCCATTCAGACACAAATAGACACAAAAGCCTCTACTGCCTTTGCTATTGCTCAAGCTGTTGCTCTTGGATAACACTCTATTTTTATTATAAATAGTATTAAATAAGGAAAATTATGGCAACACCATCAAGCAGAGAAGGTTTAAAACAATATGCTTTAAGAGCTCTTGGAAAACCTGTAATAGAAATTAACGTAGATGACGATCAATTAGAAGATAGAATTGACGAAGCGTTACAATATTACTCTCAATATCACTATGATGGTATTCGTAGAACCTATTTAAAATATCAATATACTCAAGCAGATAAAGATAGAATTACCACTAACACTTCCGAATCAGTAACAAAAAATTCTGTTACCACTGCTTGGAAAGAAGGTAGTGGTTTTATTGTAGTTCCTGAAAGTGTTATTTCTGTAATCAACATTTTTCCATTCTCTAGCAAAGGTAGTTTAAACTTATTTGACGTAAGATATCAATTAAGATTGAATGACCTTTATGATTTTTCTTCTACCTCTATTATTAACTATGATATTGTTATGAGGCATTTAGATTTTTTAGATCACATACTAGTTGGAGAAAAACCATTACGATTTAACCAAAATGACAATCGTTTATACATTGATATGGATTGGGTAAATGATTTACAAATTGGTGAGTATTTGGTTATTGAATGTTACAGAAAATTAGATCCAGATGTTTATACAGATGTATATAATGATATGATTTTAAAACGTTATGTTACAGCTTTAATTAAAAAACAATGGGGGTCAAACCTTTCAAAATTTAATGGTGTCACTATGTTGGGTGGAGTAACATTAAATGGACAACAAATATTTTCAGAAGCATTAACAGATATAGACAAAATTGAAGATGAAATTAGAAAATCATTTGAAATGTCACAACCGTTAATGATAGGTTAAATGATATGGCAGTTAATCATTATTTTCAAGGTGGCAAGGGAATAGGAAATTCCGATGAAAAAAGATTATACGAAGATTTAATTATAGAAGGCCTAAAGATTTATGGCCAAGATGTTTATTATCTTCCAAGAACATTAGTCAATAGAGATTTAGTTTTAGGTGAAGATTCATTAAGTAGATTTGACCAGAATTATTTGGTGGAAATGTATTTTGAAACCACCGAAGGTTTTTCAGGTTCACAAGAAATAATATCAAAATTTGGTTTAGAAATAAGAGAAGATACTACCTTTGTTATTGCTAAACGAAGATGGCAAAATCAAGTAGATAATGCTGCTACATTAATTGTAGATGGCCGTCCTAACGAAGGCGATATTATCTATATGCCTTTGATGAATAGTTTTTTTGAAATACAATTCGTAGAAGATCAAGAGCCGTTCTTTCAACTTGGACAATTACCAGTTTATAAATTAAGATGTACTCGTTGGGAATACAGTTCAGAAAAATTGGATACTGGTGTTGACGCTATTGATAGTGCTGAAGCCAAATTTTCATTAGATCAATTAAATTTTCAAGTTTCATTAGAAAATGAATCGGGAGCAATATTATTAGAAAATACTGTTGTCGGGGCTGATGACAATTACTTATTACTAGAAGAATAT